GAACACCCCGAAGGTCTGCCCATCTCTCCCTGGCCTGTGGAAAACCCTGTGGATAACTCCAGTAACCCAATCACAATGTGACCGTCATCATGTGGAAAACTCCCCAACCTGTGGAAAACCCTGTGGAAAACTACCTCACTTGTGGAAAACCCTGTGGAAAACTCTGCAGGGGCGTGACCAGTATCACCACATATAATAGAAGACATGACAACCCACACAAACACCACAATCACCATATACGAACCCAACTCCCCCACACCCATCACAGACGCCACAAACACGAACAACCCCACACTCATCCGCCAAGCACTCGCACACAAAATCGCCACCGTCATAGACGACCCAAGAACAGGCGACACAGCACTCACAAAACTCACCGCACAACTCATACAAATCACAGACCAACTCGCCACCACACAAAACAAAAACACACAAACACCCCCCACCGACATTCCAAACGAAACACAAACCTGGGACGGCATCTAAAAATGAGCGAAAAACACCTAAGCGAAATCGCCGCCCACCTCACCCTCCCAGAAAACATCACACACACCGCCTGGCCGCCCGTCAAACGCCGCCTCCAAGAAATGCAATACCCCCTCGACGTATGGCAACAAGACTGGCTCAAAGCAATCCTCGCAAAACGAAAAGACGGACACTACGCCGCCAGCATTGACGGAATCCAAGCATCCATCCCCCGTCAGGTCGGCAAAACATACACGATCGGCGGCCTCACATTCGCACTCGCCACCCTCCACCCCAACTACTTCGTCCTCTGGACCGCACACCGCACACGCACCGCAGACGAAACATTCAACGACATGAAAGGAATGGCCCAAATCCCCGATATCGCCCCATACGTGAACAAAATACGGCAAGCAAACGGACAGCAGGCCATCCTCTTCAACAACGGATCACGAATCCTGTTCGGAGCCCGCGAAGGCGGATTCGGACGAGGATTCCACGGCGTAGACATGATCCTCTTCGACGAAGCCCAAATCCTCGGCGCAGCCGCACTAGACGACATGATCCCCGCCACAAACACCGCCCCGGACCCGCTCATCATCAAAATCGGGACACCACCAAAACCAAAAGACCCATCCGAAGCCTTCAGCGAATTCCGGAACCTCGCCCTGCAAGGCGAAATAAAAGACGGCCTCTACCTCGAGCTGGCCGCCGACTATAATGCTAATAGTGACGACAGGAAACAATGGGAAAAAGCAAACCCATCATACCCGCGCCGCACACCCGAATCCGCCATTCTAAGAATGCGCCGGCAGCTCGGGGAAGAATCATTCCGCCGTGAAGGCCTCGGAATATGGGACCGCGCCAACGACAGGCTCGCAATCGACCCAGTCGCCTGGAACACCACCACAATACGGCCAGAAAACACGCCCAGTGGTATGCGATGGTGCGCCGCAATAAGATTCGCACCCGACGGATCAACCTGCGCCCTAGCCCGAGCAGGACACAAGCAAAACGCGCCCACCCATGTTGAGCTGTGCACACACCAAGGTGTCCGCCGCATGAACGAAGGCACGCAATGGATTATCGACTACATTGCGGACACCAAAGACAGATGGGCGCAAATCATCGTAGACGGAAAATACGGTGCCGGCGACACAATCGAAAGACTCCGCGCCATCGGAGTACGCCCCCAAGTCATCATCACGCCCACAATCACGCAAATAATCGACGCTTACAGCATGCTAGACGCCTCACTACGCGAAAACACAATCACACACTTGGACGACATGCAACTGAGAACCGAGGCCGCGTCGGCGACGCCGCGTCCGATCGGAACGTCCGGAGGATGGGCGCTACAGGCCCCGCCAGGCGCCACCGTAGCCGGCCTAGAAGCCTGCACGCTCGCAATGTGGGCCGCACGCACAACAAAACGAAGGCCCCGTTACAAGCCTTATGATAAAATCGAAAACGCCAATAATAATAATGGACGTGGCGGCGGAGTACTGTTCCTATGACTGAAATTTATCCTGACGACGGGCGACTCGTTAATGCTACGCCGGCACCGACCCGCATTTCCGGACTCCCCGACGACGACCGGGTAACATTCCTGCAGCTGTGGCAGAAATGGCAGCAGCACTCGAACAAAAACAAGCTGCTCTCCGTCTACTATGACGGCCACCGCGCTTTCCAAGATCTCGGTATCAGTATTCCGCCGCAAATGACACGCACAAAAGCCGCATTGGGGTGGCCTCAGAAAGTCGTCACCATGCTCGCCAGGCGGCATGTGTTCGAAGGCTACTCTCTGAACGGCGCCCCGGACGCTTTCGAAGCAAACGAAATACTCTCCGCGAATAACTACGATCTTGATCTCGCGCAGGCAATCACGTCCGCCTACAAGCATTCTTTCTCACTACTCACAGTGACGCGCGGGGATGAGAGCATCGGTGAGCCGCCTGTCGTCGTGCAGGCCCGTGACGCAGAATGGTCCGCAGCACTATGGGACACTAGGCGTCGCATAATCGAGGCCGCACTCACAATTGATCGGACCGACAAGTACGGGCAGCCGGCCGGCGCCATCATGCACACACCCACCGCCATTTGGCGAATCGACGCCAAAGAGAGCGGCGGCGGATGGAAGGCCGAGAAGCTCGGAGACACCCCCCACCGCATTTTCGTCGAAGCACTCTGCTACGATCCACAGCTGAACCGGCCGTTGGGGCACTCGCGAATCACCCGTGAAGTAAGATATCTCACGGACGCGGCGGTGAGGACAATGGTCCGCACAGAAACCTCCGCCGAATTCTTCTCCTCGCCACAGCGGTACGTGCTTGGTGCGGAAAGAGCAGATTTTGCCGGCCAGGACAGGTGGTCCGCAATCATGGCCCGCGTTCAAGTTTTGGAGCCGAACGAGAACGGAGACATTCCATCGGTTGGGCAATTCTCACAAATGACCATGAGTCCCCACCTGGAAATGTACCGTCAGCTGGCGCAGAATTTGTGCGCGGCCACAAACCTGCCTCAGTCGGCGATCGGGGTATTCGCAGAGAACCCTGCCTCGGCTGAGGCGATGCAGGCGGCCGAGGCGGCGCTCGCTGACGAAGCCGAATACCAGTGGCGTATTTTCACCGCACCGCTGCGGCGCACGCTGCAGAACATTATTATGATCAGAGACAAACTCGACGAGCCGCCCGCAGAGTCGTGGAAGACCTCGGTGAAGTGGACGCCCGCCCGCTATTCCTCACCCTCGTCCGCCGCCGACTTCGCGGTCAAAATGGTCAGCGCGTTCCCGTCGCTGCAGGAGTCGCAGACTCTCATGCGGCGCGCCGGACTCACCGAGGACGATCTCGCAGACATTAACGCCGAGAATCGTAAAAAGAATGCGGTGTCATTGTTGGATCGCGCTCTCGCTGCCACAAACAACGAGAATGTGGACGAGAACGGTGAGAACGCCGTTAATGGTGACGCGGCCAACAATAATGGTGACGGTAATGCCGATAATGCTGGCAACAGTAACGACGGTAACGGTAATGGCAATAATCTGAACCTTAATAACACGCCCAATACAAGGAACAGGGTTAAGCGCAATATCAAGCTGCCCGGCGGCACCAAAACACCAATAAACTAACACTTATTATGCTGTCAACCGCAGAAATCGGGGCATACGGGCGAGCAGTAGACTCGCTCGTCACGCTCGCCCAAAATGATTTACACACGCTCTGGGCCCACGCCGCTAGACAGGCTCCTGAACGTGCACGCGATCTTCTGCTCGAAATCATGCCCGCCCTCGTAGACCAATACGGTAGCGCGGCCGCCGCAATCGCCGACGAATGGTACCGCGACATGCGCCTAGATCAAGACATTCCCGGCGACGCCCCCACAGTACAAACGTCACTCACACCACAGGGTGAAATAGACGACAGTGTGAGATTCGGTGCAGGAGCACTATACGCCGGAAACCCCGATATCGCCCTATCCTATTTGACCGGGGCGCTCATCCGATACGTCAGTGACGGAGCCCGCTCACAAATCGCAGACATGACATGGGCCGACCCGGAAGCCATGGGCTGGGAAAGACGAACGCGCAACCCACAAGCATGCAATTTCTGCGTCATGCTCACAATGAACGAATGCTACTACCGCAGTCGGGGAACAGCATCATTCGGGGCGCACGACAATTGCAAATGTGTCGCAGTCCCCGCATGGGACCCAACCTCCCGCGAAGTTCCCGCGAAAGCATACGCGCTCGCGGCCCGACACAAAACCGAAAAAGGTCGCAAACGCCATCGCGAGCTCGTCTCCTCGTGGATAGACACACACCAAGAGGAGCTTGCAGAATGGCGCACTCGGCCAATTGAATGATTGTGCTACAATGCATAAACAAAGGCCGCTAGACAAAAAGCTGCAAAGCCCAGAATAGTTGCCTGAAAACATCACAATAACCGCACGGTCAAAATATAGGAAACGCCCAATGAGCGATAACGCTGCAAGCGACACACCAGCCGACAGCAGTCCCACTAACGACGACAATGCCCCCAAGAGTGGGGACAACGCTGCTAGTAAGCCTGAAATCGACTGGAAGAGCGAGTCCCGGAAGTGGGAGAATCGCGCCAAAGAGAACAGGCGCGCCGCCAACGAACGAGACGAGCTCGCCAAGGCCATCGGCGACAAAGACGCCACAATCGAAGCCCTAAAAGCCAAGGTGGCCGACTTCGAAACCGCCGCCAAAGTTCGCGAATGGTCCGCCAACGCGGCCGCAGAACACGGTATCAGTGCCGATTTGATCCGAGGAACAACCGAGGATGAAATCAACGCCCATGCTGCCGCAATCGCCAAGGCGTTGCACGACGCTAAGCCGCCTGTTGCCCCCGTGATCCCGCAGGCCGGAGCCACGCCTGACAATGATGGCGGAAATCTTGCGGAGTTTGCTCGGAACGTTTTCGCCGGCGACTGAAATAACCCCAGCCGCTATTCTAAAAGATAAAATACTAGAAAGAAACGGAAACAACCATAATGGCCGTGTTTGATTCAGGCAAGGCGAAGGTCCTCATGCCTCGGCAGATCGCCGACGGGATCATTACTCGCACCCAGACTCTCTCCACCGTCGCCAAGCTCAACGGCGGAATCCCCATGACCTTCGGCGACGTGGACATTATCACGTTCGATAACTTCCCGCGCGCCGAGTTCGTTGACGAGGGCGCTGAGAAGGCACCCACCTCCGGTGAATTCGGCTATGTGACCGCTAAGCCCCACAAGGCTCAGGTCACTATGCGTTTCAACGAGGAGGTTCAGTGGGCCGACGAGGATTATCAGCTGGACGTCCTCAACCAGCTCGCCCAGAAGGGTAGTGAGGCGCTTTCCCGTGCCCTCGACCTCGGCCTTTACCACCGCGTTAACCCGCTGACGGGTGCCGTTATCGACGCGTGGACCAACTACCTGACCTCCACCACCAAGAATGTCGAGATTGGCGCTACGGAGATGGACCAGGCGATCCGCCAGGCCGCCGGACTTCTCATTAACGACAACGCCGCGCCTATTACTCCCACCGGTCTTGCTCTTGCCCCGTCCGCAGTTTGGGCGCTCGGCAGCCTCCAGACCAAGAATGCTGACGGGTCGCCTTCGGGGACGCCGCGTTACCCGCAGATCGGCCTCGGTGTCGACATTGATAACTTCATGGGACTTCCGGCCGCCGCTGGAAACACGGTTGCCGGCAAGCCCGAGGCGACCGCCGCCACCAATGTCGAGGGTATCGTCGGCGACTTCGTTGACGGTATTCGTTGGGGAATTCAGCGGTCCCTGCCGCTCGAGATCATCCGTTTCGGTGACCCGGACGGTCAGGGTGACCTGAAGCGGCGGAACCAGATCGCTCTTCGTCTTGAGATTCTGTACGCCTGGTACGTTTTCCCGGACAAGTTCGCGACGATTAAGACCAAGGCCGGAGCCTGATAAAATCGCCGTAAAGAAAAAGTAATACAACCCATCCAAACAAAAATTTTCCCAGGGGCGATTCCGGAAATGCGATCCTACAAGCACCGAGATCACGACATTGTGATTCACCTCGCAGACGACCATAATGTGACGCTGGGAGACGAATACACCGAAATCACCCCCGGGAATGATGACGCTGGCGGGGCGGACGAGCCCACCTCCTCCTCCCCTCGTACTGCCCCGCCAGCCACTGCCCCCCGTCGGGGGCGAGGCCGCCCCAGAAAGACCACAAAGTGATACCGGACGACATTATCCCGTTTGCCACGGTTGAAGATCTGGAAGCTCGGTGGCGGGCACTCTCGGACAATGAGCGTATTCGCGCTGACGTACTTCTCGCCGATGCGACCGATCTTATCGTGTCGAAATGCCCTCGCTGGGAGTCGGCCACGCCTCGTACACGAAAAAGAGTGGCGTGTGCCGTGGTGCGTCGTGCAATGCAGGGCGGAGATGCTATCGGCGGCGTCACAGACAGTGGCGGCGGAATCTACTCTGAACCTCACGGGATTATCGCGTCAGAATCACACACGACCGGTCCGTTTTCCGATCAGTTTACGTATCAGAATCCCGAGGGCGGCCTCTACCTGAAACGCGAGGAAAAAGACGCCCTCGGAGGCTCCGGCGGCGCGTTCGAGGTAGACCTCCTGCAAGATTATGATGTACGATCCGCCACGGATCAGCTGATCGAAGATATTAATGCGATCAGCGGACAGGAACCGTAATGCTTTCAGGGTACGTGCCTGTCACGCGGCGTAGGCGTGGTCCGGCGTCAAAAGACCAGTATGGTAATCCCGTGCCGGGGCAGTGGGAGAACGTTTCCTTGCCTCCCGCGGTGTTTGCGCCGGCCACGTCTACTGAGCCGATCAGTGCTGGGGCAATGCCCGTCACTGTGCCCGCCGCCCTTTACTGGCGGAATACCACAATCGATGTGACCGCAGAAGATCATCTCATTGTAGACGGCATAGAATACCGTATCGAAGGCCGCCCTTCCCCATACCCTAAAGGGATGGTTGTACAGATTCGCGCCAATGAGGACAAGGTGAGCGAATAAATGCCGAAAGTAAAATTTCAGCTCAACAGGGACGGTGTCGCCGATCTTCTGCGCGGTCCCGACGTAGCCAGGACCGTAGCATTAGAGACAGGGCGTGTAGCCAATGCTGCCGGGCGTGGGTTCGAGGGTGAGACGACGCACGGAAATCGTACCCGCGGATACGTTCGGGCACGCACCATCGCCGCAATGCGCAAACAGATGAGAGAGCACACGTTGGAGCGTGCTATCGGCGCCACAATGGGTGGCGGGAAATGAGACCAACATACGATCGCGCCCCCGTGGTGCCGGACATAAAGAAACGGCTCATGGACTTCCTGTCCACACACATGAGCGTTCCTGTTGTAGCCCGCAGACCTGAAAGTCCGGACCGTCCCGCCGTATTCATTCGAGTCCTCTCCACAGGCGGTACTGGTGTCACGCAGAAAGCACTTTGTACCGCGTTGGAGACGATCGACGCCTACGCGCAGTCGTCGGGTGAGGCGATGAAAATTGCGTGCGAGGCCGTGAATGTGGCGCACACTATGCCGAACTATCGGGATGGTATAGTGATGGTACAATCATCCTATCCGATAGAAATGCCCGATCCGGACACGTCTCAGGCGAGGGCGACTGCAACATTAACAATTACAGCACACAGGTGAAACAAAATAATGGCTGTTAACGCTGACAATGCACTCATTTTCTCGTCCGACAATGACGCGCTCTGGCTGGGCGAGTATGTCGAAAAATTCGGTGAGAAGGTCACGTCACTCACCCAGGACCTCTCCGGCGTGACCGGTCTCACCAACGTTGGGTGGATTAGCGAGGACGGATTCAAGCTCACGTCCGACGACTCCGTCACTAAGATTAAGGGGCATCAGGGTCACGGCGTTGTCAAGACTTTCCTTGACTCCTCGGAGACGACTTTCAGTGCCACTCTCCTGGAGACCCTGCTTGCCCCGCTCTCTTGGTATTTGGACGCTACCAGTGAGAAGGTTGAGGATGGTGGCGCCACCAAGGGTGTGAAGATCACCGCCAAGTCTTCCCGTAAGGTCAAGCTTCTCTGTGGTGTCGCCGACTTCTTCGACGTGTCTGGCGTGGGCGCGCAGATTCGCATTGTTTTCCCGCGTCTGGAGCTTGGTGAGCGCGGCGAGATCACTTTCCAGCAGGCCGAGATCACCGGCTACGAGTACAACCTCTCCGTGCTGGGCGACTACATTATCTACTCGGACCACAAGGCCCTGTTCCCGGCCTGATGAATGATTCTTCCCCGCTATTCCGTGTTTCGGATGGGTTGTCGCGGAATAGCGGGGAAGATCCAAAACAAACACAACCCACCCACTTTATAAAACAATTTTGAGGACAACCCATTATGTCTGACAAGACCACGAAGAGCAAGGCAAAGGCCGCAGGCGCCAAGGTTCCGGCTGACAAGTTGGCCAAGGCGGAAGCCACGCGCGACCCGATTCACGTGGACTATGAGGGTATCGAGTTTGATATTCCTCCGGAGGCGTTGGAGGACTTCCGTGCGTTCGAGGCCCTCGACGCCGGTAATCCATTCCCTCTTTTCCGCCTCATTGTAGGCGACCACAAGGATGAGGTCTATTCTGCTCTGGAGGATGAGAATGGTCGCGTCCCGATCGACGCGGTGACCGACTTTATGCAGTCAATCGTGTCCGAGGTGGGCGCGGGAAACTGACGATTCTCCCACCACTACTCCACGAGTATGGGTGGGAGATAGAAGCCGACCTGCAACGATATTACAACACTGATCTTCTCGATCTATATCGAGGCAGAATAACCCCCAGACGGGTAATGGCGCTCATCGGCGGCCTCCCGCCAGGGTCGACATTCGATAGGGCGCGGGGCGGAGACAGATACTGGTCCGACGAAGTCGCCGCCACAATAATGTCAGCACACAATATTCAGACCACGCTACTCGCCGTCAACGGGGTCAAAAAGGATAAGTGGCCTGAAGCGCCAAAACCTCCGGCCGAAGGATACCGGGAAACCGGTAACCCCAGAGTGTCGAGCAAGCACGCTAAAGCGCAGAAAGCCAAGGGCGAGAAATGGCTTGCCCGATACGGCAAGTAACCAGCATTTCTATTGGATAGTGTAAAATGGTTCACGCCAAGACAAACACGAAAAACGGTTTGATTGGCGTGAACCATTTTCGCTACACATGATTTCGGAGAGGTATCAATGGCCGGATATGATCTCGGGACCGCATGGATTCAGATCAGCCCGTCCGTGCGAGGCCTCGCCCGAAGTATCAATAGCGAAATCGGTAACGTTGACACTGGGCCGGCTGAGAGAAAGATCACATCCGGCCTGGGTGGTGCGTTCAAATCGGTGGCGAAAGTCGCCGGCGCTGCGCTCGGAGGACTCGCAATCGGCGGCATTGCGGTCGCGTTCGGCGGAGTCGCCAAGGAAGCATTTAATGCCGCCGACGCCACAATCAAATTCAAGCAAACGCTTGCATTCGCCGGTAAAAGTGCGGACGAAATCAACGCGCTCACAAAAAGCACACGCTCCTACGCAGACCGCACGATTTACGAGCTCGACGATATTCAATCAATCACCGCACAGCTCGCATCCAACGGGGTAAAAGGCTACGATAAGCTCGCCGAGGCCGCAGGTAACCTGAACGCTGTTGCGGGCGGAAACGCGCAGACGTTCAAAACGGTCGGCCTCGTAATGACGCAGACCGCGGGCGCCGGAAAACTCACCACCGAGAACTGGAACCAGCTTTCCGACGCCATTCCGGGCGCATCCGGTAAATTGCAGGAAGCCATGAAAAAGAATGGCGCCTACACTGGCAATTTCCGGGAAGCCATGGAGAAAGGCGAGATCACTGCCGAGGAATTCAACCAAGCAATTCTCGACCTCGGCATGGAGGACGTGGCCATTGAGGCCGCTACATCCACCAAAACTCTTGAGGGCGCTTGGGGGAATTTCAAGGCCACCCTTGTGACCGGGGCGCAGGAAATCGCCGAAAAAGCACTCCCATGGATCACCGCATCCCTTGACACCATGAGCAAGGGGTTCGAAAAAGTGTTCAACTGGGTGAGCAATTCATTCATCCCCAGCATTACAAATGCTTTCAACGTTATCCGCAAGGGTGACTTCACCGGCCCGATCTTCTCGTTCGAGGAAGACTCAGGCTTCGTTGATTTCCTTTTCCGTATGCGTGACGCCGCCGCCGCCGCGGGGGAATGGATCAACAAGACGCTTGTCCCTTCGTTGAAGAATCTTAAAGATTTGCTCATGTCCGGTGATTTCACGGGGACGATTTTCGGATTCGACAAAGACTCCGGAATCATTTCATACATCACCAACGTGCGCAACAGTTTCGTTGAGCTTGGTAAGTTCGTTGTCGGGACGCTCGTCCCCGGCATTGCTACTGCTCTCAGCACCATCGCGAACAGTACCCTCGTTCAGTTCATGGAAAGTTTGACCGTCGCTATTCTCAATAGTAAAGTGGCGGTTTATAGCATTGCGGCCGCGTTTACGGCATGGAAGGCCGTCATGGTCATGTCCTCAATGCAGCAATGGTTGAACGACATGGAAGGCGTGGCCGGGGTTGCGGGGCGTGTCACTACGGCCATTAACGCGATGACCGTAGCGAAGATCAAAGACACGGTTGAGACCGCGCAGCTCAACCTCATGTACGCCGGTGAATTCCTGTCGAATATTGCGCGAGCAACGACACAGATTACAATGCAGGCGGTTGCTTGGGGCAGGGCCACGGCAATGATGGTCCTCCACAAGACGGCAACAATCGCCTCGACCGCGGCACAGTGGGCATTTAACGCTGCGATGGATGCTAACCCGATCGGTCTTGTTGTAATCGCTATCGCAGCACTGGTCGCGGCAATCATTGTGGCATGGCAGAACTCCGAAACATTCCGCAACGTCGTCATTTCCTGTTGGGAAGCAATTAAAACGGCCGCTGGGGCCGTGGCCGATTGGTTCGCCGCTAACGTATGGCCTCTCATGCAAGTCGCATGGGACGGAATCGTGGCAGGCGCCCAGTGGATGTGGGGCGTCATGGTATCCGTATGGCAAGGAATGCAACCCATTATTCAGGCGGTCATTGATTGGATAGTCGGCACCGCATGGCCCGCGTTGCAGGCGGCATGGGACGGAATCGTCGCCGGCGCACAATGGGTATGGAACGGCATCGTCAGCGTATGGCAAGGAATACAGCCCGTCATTCAAGCAGTCGTCGACTGGATCGTAAATACCGCATGGCCTAACCTTCAGGCCGCCTGGGACGGCATTTCCGCGGGCGCAATGATCGTCTGGAACGGCATGGTCGCAGCCTGGCAAGGGATCAGCGACATAATCCGACCCGTCGTCGACTGGATCGTCAACGTCGCCGCCCTATACCTCACCACGGCATGGGATGCTATCAGCTGGGGCGTGAGCGCGCTTTGGTCCACGATTCAGTGGGCGTGGGACGCTATCTGGGCAGCAATCATGCCCGTCGCCACACAAATCTACAACGACATTTGGCCCATGGTAGTCGGCGCATTCAACGCCATTAAAGACACAGCCTCCATGATGTGGGCCGATATTCAGATCGCGTGGACTGCAATTCAAACCGCTATTCAGCCCGTTGCGGATTGGATCTATAACACGGTTTGGCCATGGGTCGTGGGCGCATTCAATGCGATTAAGGATACGGCCACTAACATGTGGTCTGATATTCAGAGTGCATGGGCCGCGATTCAAGCCGCTATGCAACCGGTAGTCGAGTGGATCTACTACACGGCGTGGCCGTGGGTGGTAGATGCTTTCAATACGATCAAGGATGCAGCGTCCAATCTTTGGGGCACGGTTCAGGCCGCATGGACCTCCATCCAAGCGGCTATGCAGCCCGTCGTGGAATGGATCTACTACACGGCATGGCCATGGGTGGTCGACACGTTCAATACGATCAAAGACACCGCCTCCGCTCTTTGGGGCACCATATCAGCGGCATGGAACGGCATCTGGGCTACTATTCAGCCCGTCGTCGATTGGATCTACAATATTGCGTGGCCGTGGGTTGTAGGTGCATTCAACGCCATTAAAGACACGGCGTCTATTATGTGGGGCTCCCTATCGGCGACATGGAACGGTATTTGGGCCGTAATGCAGCCTGTGGTGAATTGGATTCAAACCTACGCCGCACCCGTTATTAGCGTGGCCTGGGAAATAATCTCTACGGGTGCGAAAATTCTGGGCGGAATCATCGCGTTCGTATTCGCGTCCATCATCGCCGCAGTCACTATGGGAGTCGCCGTAATTCAAGGCGCAGCCACCACGATCAGCGCCGCCTGGAACACCGTTGTTTCGTGGACCAGCTGGCTGAAAAACATGGTCGTCTCCGCCTGGAACATCCTGAAAGGCGAAATCCAAATCGTTAAAGATTGGATTGCCAACACGCTCGTCCCCGCAATCACAAGCGCCTGGGACAGGGTCGTGGCCGCCGCCAACACAATGAAAGACGGCGTTCGGACGGCGTGGGACAAAATCAAAGAAGCCGCCGCCAAACCCGTTAACTTCGTTATCGGCACAGTCTACAACAATGGGCTGCGGAAACTCGTTAACGGGATGATGGAGAAACTCTCCCTTGATCTTCGTCTTCCTGAGGCCCCAACGATTGGTGGGTACGCGTCAGGTGGTGTCCTGCCCGGATACTCTCCCGGCCGCGACATTTACCATTTCGTATCACCAGACGGTGGCGGCCGGCTCGCGCTTTCCGGCGGAGAAGCAATCATGCGACCCGAATGGGTAAAGGCGGTCGGTGGGCCTGCAATGGTGAATGCCATGAACAGGGCCGCCGCACACGGGGACCGTATTCCCGGCGGCGACGCCGGCTATGCCGCATTCGCCCCTGGCGGTATTTGGGACCCCGTCAAATCAACGGTCGAAAAGGGTGCGTCCGCCGCGCTTAACTGGATCACCGGTGCCGCTGACGCGGTATCCTCGATCTTCTCTGACCCGATCGGAGCCGTTGAAACTGTCATTAAGGCTCCGGTTCATAAGCTTCTCGATTCATGGGGCGGAGACGGGGCAAAACCATTCTTCGACGCCGGGAAAGCGGGCGTGGATAAAACCATTGACGCGCTCGGCGACTGGATTAAAGATCACATGCCCGTGGTCAGCGGATTCGGTGGCGGAATCGGTGCTATTGGTGCTGCCGCTGGCGACCTCGTAAACACTGCGCGACGGGCTATCGGTACACCGTATGTTTGGGGCGGCGTCTCCCCAGGCGGGGGGCTCGACTGTTCTGGTCTCGTTTATTGGGCGCTCAACGCGATGGGCGTTCACGTGCCACGTCTCACGGCGGCCGGATATCAAGCAATGTCATCGCCCGGCAATCCCATGGTTCCTGGAACACTTTTGTTCTGGGGTTACCCGGCTCACCACGTTGCTATCGCCTCCGGCAATGGGATGATGGTCGAGGCGCCGACCTTCGGTATCCCCGTGCGTGAGGTTCCGATCTATGGTGGGCCGTCCGCGGGAAATCTCCGCTACGACAATGGTGGCTTCCTGCAGCCCGGCCTCTCAACGATCGAGAATAAGACTGGCCGGCCGGAGCCAGTTTTCACGTCAGCCCAGTGGGAGAAAATGGATAAGCTGATCAACCTCCTGGAGAATCGTGCGCTCGGCCCAGACGTACTCGAAATTCGAGACGTGGACAACGATCTCGTCGGCCGTATGCAAGTAGAGGCAACGTCAGCCATAGTAGACTATGACCGAATGAACCGATAAAATCATTATGACGGAAAGCACGAAATAATGCCGATTACGGGATGGATTGCTACACACACAGGGCTGCCGTCAATAATGGCCACAGGCAAAGAACCCGTTTATGCGGGGGATCGTCTTTTCGCTGTTCCTGGGATGGCTCGCGACAAAAGACCACTCACCGGTAGGGCGAAAATGATTCGCGAGCTCGAGGGCCCCAAGCTCACTGAGCCAGTCACAATGATCCTCTCAGACGCATACGCCGTGCCGGGCACCACAATCAAATACACCCAGGGCGACTCCTCGGTCACGCTGACTCGCCCCGAGGTGGAGTGGTGGCGTGGCATGGTAAGCGGCCTCAACGGGCGCACCGTGCCCGGGCTCATCTGGGAGGAGGCCCAGGATAAAGGAGAATGGTCCTCCCCGATTTCGAGATATAACTCACTCATCGCCCGATGGTCGATGCTAGAAGTAGCTCGCACCGGAGGCGGCCAATTCGTCCTAGACGACCCATCCCACGTTAATAACGTTTGGGAGATTCTGCAGAAGCGTGAGCCTCTCATTCTTACGCCCGGCGCCCCCGCCGATGTTCTCCCATCACGATTCATCACCGTAGACAAAGTCGACAGCGCCAGGATCACAGGCGACGGTATTATCCGGTGGAATGTGAAATGGCATGAGCTCCCCGAGGACTCACCAATGCTTGTCGGCCCTCACGCGGGCTGGGGGGCAGCACCTTGTGTCACCTGGGGTGAATGGCGCGAAGTCGATAAGGTATGGAAGTCGCGCACATATATTGAGATTTGCAAAATGATTGCGGGTATGCCATGAGAAACGGCCCCGCGTTGGCCGCACTTTCAGACGGCCTCAGCATCGGCGCAAGAATCGATATCATTCGAGGTGGCGAAGTCCTCAAAACCGGGATCCCCGCCTCCGAGGTGAAGGTCGAATGGTCTTCGACGAACCGCCAGGTTCCGGGCGCCTTGTCTTATTCTTGCCCGATGTCATGGACTCCGGAATGGCCGTTGGATGCTCTCAACAATTTCGGGCAGCGTTCCATGGTGACTGCGCTTTATGAGAATCGGTGCGGTGATTACTGGGAAATTCCGCTCGGTGAATTCGTCAACATGGAATGGTCCGTGTCGAAGGAAAAGGTGAATGTTTCCTGTAAGGATTTGACGCAGATTCTTGCCGATAATCCGAGACCGTGGCCGTCCTCCCCCGCCGCTGGCGCCACTCTACTCTCCGAAGCCAACGAGCTCGCCGAATATGTGCGAGTAAAACTGGAAGACGACGTATGGGATGCGCCCATCCCGCGCACCACACAGTGGGGAAACTCACGAATCGAATCAATCTATAAACTCGTCGAATCGCGAGGCTGCGGTATTCGTAGCGGAGCCGATGGAATGCTGCATATTTTCAAGCTACGCGACAAGACAGCGCCTGACGAGATTTATACGTACGAGTCTGGTTTTCTTTTGGAAGCCCCGCGCGCCCCGAGGTCAGGCGGCCGGCGCCCGAACCGATGGTACGTCACTGGCAGTAAGCAACAGAGAGCTCAGGGTGAGCAGGAGGAGCGTTGGACTGCGGAACGTGAAATCACTGACCCGCCATACGAACCGGCCGGTTATGGTTGGGTTACTTCACACAAGGAATTCAGCGCCGCAAGCTCGGCGAGAGAAGTATCCGAAGCCGCGGACACGTACATGATTCAGGACATTTCCTCCCGCTCCTCTAGGTCTTTGACGATTATTCCGGATGCTCGTATTGAGGTCGGGGATGTTGTCGGTGCGATTACCGAGCAGGGCGAGCATATCGCGGGTCGTGTCACAGCTTACAGTCTCCCATTGTCTGACCCGTCCGCTACAATGAGGGTAGACATAGAAGTACTGGGAGAATAAACGGGGCATCATGGTCAGACCGTCACTATTGCTTGACACGGCGCCACGAAACGGCGGCGGCCGCAACAATAACAACGTTATTGTTCAGCAATCCTCAGTATCATGGACGTACGGGAAAATCACCGGCACGTCCGCCACAGATTCCACGCTTCCGTCCGGATGGGTAGAGGTAGGGATACCTTACAGTAACCCGACCTCTCATGCTGTCGGCGAATCCGACGGTATTGCCACATGGATAGGCGCCCGCGTACTCGTCATCATAGACTCATCCGGCCGTGTAGTCAAGATCAGTGACCCTATCGCTGAGCCGCCTTCCGGCGCAAAAGTCGAGAACCTCGGACACACGGGCAAAATTCTCAACCAGGCTGCGAAAGACGCCGAACGCGCTTTCAAAGAGGCCGACGCCATTCGAGACCGAGCCAACAAGGCTGAAGGTGCTGCGAACAAGGCCACGAAAGACGCGGAAAAAGCTGTCCAGATCGCGGAAGCTAACCGTCCGCCTGTAGTATCCCAGACCGCACCCGAGAATCCTGTCACAGGGTTGATCTGGTATGTCACCGACAATGCCGGGCACATTACTGACGTGCGTATTTGGGACGGCACACAGTGGGTGACCAGGACAATGGTTGCCGGCAGCATTCTCGTCCCCTCGTCCGTAGGGAACGTTTCGCTCGCTGACGGTTCTGTGTCCGCTCGCAACATTTACGCATCTGGGGAACTGTGGGCCAAGATCGCAGCGTTCGCGTCTGTCACTACGGAAATGCTGACCGCAGGAAACGCAACATTCAATGCGGCAAAAGTCACCGGTGACCTTATTGGTAACAGACTTATCGGTGGTGAACTTTCACTCGTTGATACTGAGCCGACGTCAGGCGAGAAAAACATTCGTTTCGGCCTTGGTAGCGAATATGAGTTCTGGGAGTCTATCTGGTCTCCCAAAATCGCTACCGTAGAGGAGCTCGAGGGCGGCACGCGATTCGTTCTGACAGACAGAGACAGACCTAATCGCAACGATGGCGCGCAGATGGCAATCTACGACATTGCTGTTGCGAAACCAAAAACATACGGTATCGCCGGTGAGGGCGTCGGCAAGGTTGAGGGGTATATTCTTTTCACGCCGTCGTGGAACGGGCGCGCGATTCTCACAATCAACATCGGCAAGAATAGAATTATCAGTGTTGACGAGCAGGCGACGGCCGGGCAGAAAATAAGATTCGATTTCACGCTCCCCGACGGGACGTGGATCCAAGACACGGACACGCCTTTCTACATTAGTGCCCGCACGAACGATGTTTTCACGCCGGGAATGACGCTTGGAATCATTTATTCCATGTACGTGTCATGGAAAATGAGCCGCTCCTCCGGTCTGCATATTTTCCGCGACGACGAGGGTGTGGCGAAAATACAGATTACCGACCGCCAGGGCGGCGAGCTCATCATGGACACGAATGGCGTGTCCTATGATCCGCCCGGGTCAGCTGCGCCTCACGCGTCGTCGTGGCGTACTTTCACGGAGCCGCCTTTCGCCCACATGGCAACAAACAATGCGCATTTGTGGACTAAAAAAGATGATTGGTCGAAGGTTCCTGTGGGTTCGCAGGAGAAAATTGTTCGTGGCGGAATGCAAGTAGACGGCGTCGAAATTATTATTCCGCAGAGTGGCCTTTATCGTCTAGACGGTACAACATGGTACCGGTCATCGTGGGCCGGATATGTTGGCGGCACAAGGGTTGCTCGCAGCAACGACGTTGAGTACGGTGTTTACATGTATGCAGCGTTGAACCATGGTTTGTGGACCGCGTTGCAGGTGACCGGTGTCAGGCGTTTGAACGTCGGGGATCGGATCGCGCTTTATACGTATCAGAATATTGACGAGGGTACAATTATGGATTGGGGCGAGATGACGGTTAGCTGGCTCACCTACTGAAGATTGTGCAACAATATTTTTAGGAGAAAAACAATATGCCTAACACCAGGTGGACCGGCGGCGTCGTCCCCACAGTAGACGATAATCTTATTGAGGCCTGGGACGCGTATGATGATTCCGCCGGTAGGGTTATGCCGGCGGCGTCCGTAGCGGCAGCGCGGGTTATGTTGGCGGCCGCACCGTCCGGGGCAGTCTCGAAAGCGCGCCCCGCCGTTTTCATCATTGACGACATTCTGTACACTGCCGACGGCTCCAAGGCTGGCGACGGGTCGTTCAACATTAACCCTGCTAACTCGTTCAGTGGCGTGCTTTACCGGCATCGCGATAATACGAACGGACGCGGCCGCCCGACCTCGGATCATACCACCTACACGTGGGGTGACGGTATCGTCACCCTGCCGATCAAGAGCCTCATGGAATTCTCGCTTGACGTGTGCGTGAGCATTGCGCACGAGGACTATCATTCCGAGGAGGAGAAGGACAAAGCAGTCGGCTCGTATTTCTTCGGCTTCAAGCTCGACAATCGGGGTATTTGGCAGACCGAGATTCAGTACAATCGCACGTTCATGACGCACCATATGCAGTGGCGCCTTTCCGTAGAGGCCGGCTCGCATAGAGTCGCATACACTACGGCTGGTAGTTATGGTGCTGACCCGTATTGGCATTACGATGGCGGCGTTTTCCCTGGCACCGTGTTTACGGTGGCTACTCTTGGTGCGACTCGCGTTGACCTGTAACCTCTAAAATAGTTCACTATTAGAAATAGGTGATAACAATATGACTAAAGTCGTAGCTACGGTTGTGAATGCCGCCGGCAAGACAGTCAATGCAACAATGAGTGTTCGCCCAGAAACTGTGTATACGTCCGATAATATTACGACAGTCCCAGCTCCCGTGCGCGGCGATGCCGACGACAAGGGGAGGATCGAGGTGGAGGTAGACGCCAGCCATGGTGGGCGGTGGGCAATTGTCCTGAACGTTGCTGGCGTTTGGGCGCGTGAAGTTCGCGGCGCGGAGCTGCCGCCTTCCGGTGACGTTCAGGTGACCTCACTGTCGGCATGGAATGGCGGCACTTCCCCTGATCCTGGCAATCCTGGCGGCGGCGGCGGCCAGGGTAATGGTGGCAAGATCACCGTCAGTGACGATGGTCTTACCTGGACTTACGGAGAGTGAGAAAACACGATGGCAAACGTTACTGGATACACTAAGGCCGGCGTAGATAAGCTGGTCGCCCCACTGTTCTCCGCGATCTCGCCTTTCACGGTCGGCGGCCACTATTACTCCCCCGTCACCTATTTCTGGCCCGATTTCTACAATGAGGGCCAGGCCGGAAAGGTCTCAAAGTGGGCCAAGACACTGGCTTACGGGAATGCGCTCGGCTATGTGATCATGAACCGTTCCACGGGCGATTGGTCAGCCAAGGATAACGACTTTCTTACGCAGGCGCAGCGCGCACAGGCGGCCGGGGCGAAGAGAATTCTTTGGTATATTCCTACCCGCTACGGTGTAGCATCGCTCGCCAAAGATGACGCTGCTAGGAATGGTGTGCCGGACCCGGATAAGTTTACGCGCGAATACATTATGCAGCTGTGCGCCAATCTGCGCTCCCAGTATGATGGTCTTTTCCAGGGCGTATTCTTGGACGAGGTAATCAACGGCTGGGGTTCACAGGCGGGACGCGTCGGCTGGTACGGCGACCTCATCGGCGAAATTCGACGCACATACGGCAAGAATTTCACAATCGCTATCAACCCTGGCAGTAATATTACTGAGGCCGTATGCGCCCTCGATTTCGACGTGTGCATGAGTTTCGAGAACACTGCCACCAAGTACTTGACTGACGACCCTAATAACCCGATCGCGAATGACGTGATGCGTGCGCAGCCTTCCACCAAGTGGTGGCACGTCATTCATGGTGTTACGAAAGAGAATTTCCAACAGGTAATCGATCGCGCCGCATCGTTCGGCGTGTCACATTTGTATGTGACAGACGGTGAACTGGTACAGGGTGAAGGCGGCCAGTGGGTGCCTGAGAAGAATCCTTATCAGAATCCTCCGTCGGATTGGATTATGGAGCGTGTGATCGCCTGGCATGGCGGCTATCTCGGTTTGGCTGAGCGTGTTGCCGCGTTGGAGGCGAAGGCGGCCCCAACTCCGGCCCCGCAGCCGGGCGCCTGAGTGTTTCACGTGAAACATTCCCCCTCATCACGATTTTGTGGTGAGGGGGAATGTTTTCGCATCCGGCGCAAGAGACTATAGTCCCAGGCGTTGGTAGTCTCCTCCGTGCTCGCGAGCAATGTCGTCTAGGACACCCATGAGATCAGAGCGCGCATCGTCCTGAACGGTGATCGACGGAGAGTTCAGGATCGAGTGAATCGTGTTATTGATCTCTCGGAATTGGCGAGCGGCAATGGCATCGCATTCTACACTGTCCCATCTTTGTGCTAGACGGCGCGCAAGATCGGATGTACTCTCGCCGCTTGTTTCGTGGTAAACGCCCACGACGTTCAATGGCCAGCCCCAGATAACCCATTTACTGATAGCGCCGCCGTCACCGTTTTCTACGGTGATGTTAATTCCGACACCCTTACACTGATTATGCCACTCCAGACGGGCGGCCATGTGTGCTTCGTCAATATCACACACGTCGGGCTTTGGAAGCCACAATTGTGTGAAACTAATCTCGTACTCAATCTCCAACGTTGGGTTATCCGCTGTCATGAGACACTCCGCAAAAGCAAGTTGCAGCGCATCGCAGAATGCTCCGGACTGCAGGATTCCTCGTGAGTCCACCCCGCTGAGACGCCACGCTTCGTCGTCACCACGACACCGTCATCGGTGACCTCAATCTTCCCCACAGAGGAATCAATGACGGTAACTTTTGTGTGATCGGAAATGCGAGGCGACGGGATCATGTCCCGCAATTCTTTAACAATAGTCAGTGCGATTTCCCGTCGATCATTCTTGCTCATCATTCTACCTCCCGAGCAGACGGCGTAACACCGATCTGCCCCTGATAGTGCGATCCGAGACCATTGGTGCCGTACGGTGCGCTGGCTGGCCTGTCCAGGTCCTCGAAAGCAATCTGCGCAATCCTATCCCCAGGGAAAAGACGGGCAGATTTAGTGGAGTGCAGGTTGGCGATTTCCAGGGTCACGTTTCCTCGGAATCCCGGATCAATGTATCCCGCAGACACGTGAACGAGGATTCCGCGTCGCGCCCACGACGACTTGCCTTCCACCCTAGCTACCAGATCGGCAGGCACGCTGACTTTTTCCTGGGTGGACGCAAGAATAAACTCACCCGGCAACAATTCATAACCATTCTTACCGATGGTTACATTCTCGTCACTGTGACGGTAGGTGATAATGTTCTCGTCTAGTCGCACTTCTACCGACGCCGGCTGAATAGACAACGGTTTACGCCAGTCGGAGATGAGTTCGCCCCAATCGATTCTGCGTCGGAGAGTGAAATCACTCAGTGTAGCCATTCTGGCGGCTCCCTTCTTCGTTTTCCTCGATCATACGGACCGTGTAACCCTTATCACGTAGAATTGTTTCGGCTTTGAGAGCAAGGGCAGGCTTCTCTCCCGGGATGATTCCTACCGTGTCTTCACTGCACTCCGACAATATGATTGCGCAGACGTACGCATCATCGTCCGATGAATCGCTATAAGTGAGTGCATACCCGCCTATCTCGCTCGCATGCGTGCACCTAGTAAAAGTGACTCTTCCTTCCCGCCATGAACGCAGGGCAAGTGTTACTCTCTGAACGTGCTGCACGGTGCGCATAAGCTCACGGATCGCAGTGGACGGATCGGCAGAATAATTCCTGATAGTGAAGTTGCAGTCGGTGGCATGCATAAACGCAGCCGCACCCCACTGGTCACCGCATTTCGCCAAATCAACGAAAGCAATATTAACAATATTCTCCACAATACCTACGCTTCTGGAATATAATTGTTGAGGTGATCGTGTGAAATGGCGGACACGAACTCTGTGAGCCGGTCCCGAACCTCCCTGGCGCGATCCTCTGGGGCGAGCCGTCTATCGATAGTGTCCCAGTAGACGTTTCGCAGAATCGCGATCACCGTCTGGCTCCCTTGCTCGTTGACGATTTCGCGCAGATACCACGCCGCCTTTCCCATGTCAACATTCTCGTCAGCACCATCCTTATGGCCGGCCCTGAAAATGTACTTCAGGGCGCTGCCAATCAGATAGTCTTTGTCGCGAATGAAAGTGATGGGCTCAGGTTCGAGGGCCACATAATGCGACGGGTGAGACACGACATTCTCATGCGCATTATTCTCGATACATCCACCATCCTTCTCTGTGATATAGAGGGTGTCATCACACAAGGTCAACTCATAACGCTGCTCGTCGAACGTGAGAAACGCTTCCCCACCGTTCTCGTCCTCATACCAAATGCACCATTCGCCAGTGAAATACCGACAAACCTTCCTGACAGGCGCATCATAATCGTCGGAGACATGGAAACGAATCGGTTCGCCTGCAAACTTCAATTCGCAGCCGGGATCAATCTGATAGCCTACGATTCGCTGCCGATACCAACCGTCGCGCTTGTGTTCCAAATAAACGCAACGACGACTCCAACAGTCTACCCGCCATTCACTACTAAGATAGCGGCGGACGTGCACCTCCCAGAACCCATCATGCTGCACTACCTTCGAAACATACTCATACACGCCATTCGGGTAGTAAATCTTCTCGCACCCATCATCTACAGGTGACACTACATAATCTCCTTTCTCTGTCTGGGTAATCGAATACTCGTTATATTTGAAATAGTGTCTCCGTTCTACGCCAGCCTGAATAGAATCGAAACTAATCCCCATGTCACCGCCGGTTTGTGATATGATTCTCTCTTTACTACCGTCCGGCAAGTACAGCCAAACCGGCTTCAAAAACACCATGTCCACGGTCGTTCACGTCATTTCAGTTGCCGAGAGTGCCGACCGTGGCAAAATAGGCGAAAAACACCTGAAGCCACCAAAAAGCACGCCACACCAGAGACAGTCCGATAACACCAACAATAAGGGCGACCGCACCCATTGCCATGCCCTCACCCGTAGACCGCGGCTTGCGGAGCCATGCCACGAAACGATTCGTGGGGCGAGGTGGCGCCATCACACTGAGCGGCACAGACAGCGCGGGCGGCGCCGGAGCGAGCCGAGGCGGAGGCGGCGGAGCAGGAGTAGGTGCGCTAGCCGCGGGCGGAGGCGGCGCGGGAGTCGGAGCCGACGGGGCACTCGAAAAAGTAGACATGATAGGTGTTCCTCACTTTCCGTTCAGTTCTGCCATGAGGCGGTTGGTCCAACCGTCACTGTAGTTGAAATTCGTGCGCTTAGTGTGGCGTGTGCTCTTGATTCTCTTCGCTCGACTCCTTTTGTGCTCTTGAAACTCGATCGTCTTGCGACGAACCTCGTCCTCACGTCCGTCCATGCGCCGGATTGCCGGGTATTTCATGATTTGACCCACTCGATCCCGTCACCGAGAAGCCCGCGCAAATCATTGATCAAGTTGCGCGCGTTTCCGAGCTCCTCCTCGCTGATATCGAAAACACGGTAGACGTTTCCTTCAGTGCAGACTACAAGGAAGGAATCGTGGGCGCATTCGGGGATGAAAACGTTGCGGACGTTTCCGATGAGGGCGGGCCGCTGAACTGGGATGGCCTGTACGAGGTCGGCGCCGGTGAGAATTGCGACGGCGGTCACTCGCTCAACGGGGATGCCCCGGAATTCGTTCTCGCCTTTCTCGTATCCTTTTGCGGGGAAGTGAATCTTGGTGCCTTTCAGGTTGGTGAATACTGCTCCCCCAGTGGTCTTGCATGATCCGTATCCGGTGCGACGGCGTGCCATGATGGTCCTCTTCTCAAAATATGTGCGTGTGATGGTGGCGGTGGGTGGTGGCCCGTCGCCCGTGACGGGCCACCACCGTTATGTGTGTGTCAGTGCTCCAGCCACCAATCGGCCAGGTAGGCGATGGTCTCGTCAGTCAGGTCGGAGAGTCCATCGTGAACGAGGGTGACTCCATCGGCATCATACTGCCAGAGTCCCCAGGAGACGACGTCCTCGCACACATAGAGTCCGAGCGCCTGGCCGCCGTCGGTGGCGCCTCGCATGAGGCCGATGATCTCGCCAGTCTCGTCTACCCAGTAGTCCGTGTCGCCCCATGCGTTGGCGGCAGTGCCGACGGCGTAGGCAATGTCGGTGTCGGTGGTGATGTTCTCGGTGGTGGTCATTGTCTCTGTTCTCTCTATCCTTGGCTGGGTGGCTTGTCCTCCCCGCCGATGACTTAATCATGCTCTCCCGTGCGCCATGGTTCAACCCCCATGGACGGTGGCCAATCTCACAAAACTGGGTGCGTAGTATACCTTTACAACATGGAGCGTGCATGATATACGCGCGTGTGCGTACCTACACATGCTACGAACTCCTCAGGTGCTCATGATAAAATTAAAGCCACCGAAAACCTTTACGAAAGGCGGTGCAAAATTGGCAGATTCCGTCACAGAATATGCTGCGTCGGAAATGAAATATTGGTGCACCACAGGCGACTACGGGGGCACCGGATATGCCCAGGATAACCGGTGGACATGCTACTGGAACAGCAATGACGCAGGCTGGAAAACGGGCCCCGGCGACATGGATTGCAGTAGCGGCGTAGCAGGCGCCTACAATGTTGCATTTCACAATGTCTGGGGAACCGGCTGGGATGACCCGATCATGTTCCCGCGGACCGGCGAAACATGGACCGAAACCCTGAATTCTCTGGCCGCGAATCGCGGTTTCATGGACATTGGGGACACATGGTACGGGTCCACGCCGTCGGGAGGATTCCATGTCGGCGACCTAGTCTTGAAGACCACCGGGGATGGCGGCCATGTCGCAATGTGTGTGCGCGAAGATGACGGCTCATTCAACGCGGGCGACCCGCTCCTCGCTGAGGCGTGGATTAATGAGAATGGTGAAATCGCGGAAGGTCAGATGGGGGATCAGACCGGCTATGAGACTCATGTAGTCCGGTACAGTAGTCACCCGATGACTGTCGCGGCCTCGTGGTCCACGTGCATCCGTTTCGGAAAGCGGGCCGATTCCGATAACGGGCATGAGTCTGCGGGCTCGTACCGCCTTTCTTCTATTCAGGAGGCTGTTCTTAGGGCCGCCGATGCGGAGAGTTGCCCGTGGTGGGCCGCCTTGGCGTGCTTGTGGATGGAGACTGGCGAGCGTGGCGCGAACATTTATGGGCACGACGCTGGCGGTGCTGGCCCACACGGTGAGGAGGTGACCGAGGAGAATTTCCGTGAGTTCCTTGCGGCGATTCGAGACGGTGAAAACTCGAACGGTGTTGGTCCGTTGCAGATTACGTATCCGGGTTATTTCTTTGATGACCCGGATCGTGAGTGGTGGATGCCAGAGAAGTCGGCTGAGGTCGGCTGTCGTATTCTTCGTGATCTTATTAACGCGGAGGGTGATTCTTATGAGGCTTTGAAGCGTGTTGGATCGCGGTATAATTCAGGGAATCCGTATGACGCGTATGAGTCTTATGGGATTCTTTTCAGTAATCGTTGCAAGTCTTGGTATGATTATGGTCGCCCTTCTGGTGGCGCCGGAGAGGATTTTTGGGATATGAGTGAGGGCGTTGATCTGCTCAGGGAGATTCGTGACCTTTTCCGCAGCGGAAAGGCGGGAGACCACTTTGCGGGCGACATGAATTGGTATGCCAAGGCGACTTATGAGGAGGTTAAGTCTATTCACGCGTCTGTGGACCAGATTCTGCATTCTGTGACTCCGGGTCAGGAGAATGTTCGTGAGGCTGGCGCGATTTATGGTGCTGTGAATGAGATTCGTAAGGCCGTGTCGACGCCGTCGTCTTTGCAGGCGCATGATGGTGTCGCGGAGTCTCCTGCTCCGGAGCCTCCTGCTCAGGCGGAGAATTCCTGACACGACATGTTGGTGTTTCACCATGGCGTATTCGCTCGGCATTATGCTGAGTGTCGTGTCATGATGGGTACGACATGCGGGGAGCTTCACTCTCTTCCCTCTCCGTGATCTCCTGTGACAATGGTAGAGCAAATCCCCGGACGGTCAATGAAAGATCGTCCGGGGATTTGCTTTTGTTGTGTGCTATACTTTCCTCGTGCCGCTTATTGGTTAATACACAAATATTTTCCTACGCGTTCCGACGGTGCAATAAGAGAATACTATCGCCCTCATGTTTTCCTACACACATTAACCCGACATGTTCTAGGAATTGGCGTGAGGGCGATGGTGTACAATCCATCAAATGAAAGTGAAAATTAGGGTGACTAAGTCACTTTATGTTGCTAATATTTTTGCGGCCGTCATGGTGACAGCAAACACCGCGCTCATGGTGTACGAAGATTACACCAATGGAACCATGAATGTTACTCGTGATTCTTTGTGGTGTGTTGGTGCGATCATTCTTTGGGCCAGCGCGCGCACTGTCCGGTTCATGCGGACTGTCGGATACCATCCGGGATTCCATAGAAAGTAACTAAGACATAACATTCCCCGCGTGGCAACAGTAATGCTAGGCGGGGAATGTTATATAATTCCTATTGCAGTCCTGCCAAGCAATCACAATAGAGGACATTAGCCATACGATGCTTAATTTCTTGAACGATGTTCTCTCCGACGCCACCCTAGTAGCTTTGGCCGCCCTCACCGGCACAATATTCTCGAACATAACACAACGCAGAAACGCGAGAGACCAGGAGCAGATCTCAATCCTGGACATTACCGTCCGGTCCCTCTCTGAGAGAGTGACTGCCCTGGAAGCCAGTCTTGCGGCCGCCGAAAGAGCGGCGGACCTGGCGGAGGATGGCCGCAGACGGGCAGAAGTAAAGTGGTGGGAGGCCGTCTCTTTCGCGCACACTGTCCTCGATTGGGGCAGGTCCCTGAAAATTCTGATACCATCTGATAAAGAGGACTCAATCCCTACTGAGCCTCAAATTCCGGATTCCATGAGGTGATTCACGAATATGTTTACTCCTGAGGTTCGCAAGGCCCTTTATGCTCTGCTCACCGCCGTTCTTGGCGTTTTTGCGGCGTTCAATGTTATTTCTGCGGATCAGGCGTCTCAGTATGCTGACGCTGCCACCCAGATTGTTGGTGCTCTGACTCTGGCGCTGGCTACGTATCACACTCGCCCTAGCGCGGCCGCTGGCCGTCACGCCGCCGGTGAGGGTGAGGCTACTGAGGACAAGGTCGCCTGATCTCCGCCTTTCATAGAACATTACTGCCCCCTACCGGACAGGCGGTAGGGGGCAGTAATGTTTCACGTGAAACACAAGGCGCGTGTTTCACGTGAAACATTCATCTCATCTCCATGTCGGTCCCGATGATGCGGGCGATCACGTCTTCGTCGTGACGTTTGGTGACTGCCCACAGGAAAAGATGGCGTCCCGCGTCCCGTGCGTCGTCCGCATCGGGCTGGCTTACGTCGGTTCCGGTAGGCCAAAAATCGAGAGATTTCAGAACATGGTCGGGCATCGTAGTTTTTGCCATTGCGGGCGTCTGCCATGCAATGTCCCCGAGCTCCCATTCCAGTACTGAGTTGATTTTTACTGGGGTGAGGTCTGCGAGAAAATTGTTGCCCGGTCGAAGATCAAACTGTTCGCACACGACAATATCTGGGGAGAATTCGTTTCGTGTGGCCAGAATGTCGTAGACGCTGGCCGTCCAATGCTCATACTTGAATTGCTGGACATGAATGATTGAGAATTCGCGGTCGTCGTGGAAGTCTCCGATGACGATTCCTGTTGATTTGCCGGGGTCAACGGCCATCACCCGCTGTGTCATATCTTTTCTCCCGCCTTCCTTTTTAGTAGGCCACGCCGCGCCTTGTTCACGGTAGCAATATTTTTCACCGTGTCCGAACGCACTCCGTCTACCTTAAGCCACAGCGTGTCCGGCGCCATTGGCTTGCCGCGCCCCTTTTTCAGAGTCCACGGCGTATCCGGATCATCCGGGAAAGGCAGATTCCTATAACACCATATTGCACAATCCTGCGGAGAATCGAAATGGAAATCCTCTTTCGGTACGTATCTTTTCAGGTCATAAATGCGTCGCATGAGTGAAGGGGTAAGCCATTTTGGCAGTTCCTTGTACATGCGAAGCGATGAGCTAGTGCACGGGCAATTCACGGGTTCGCCGCCGCTGAAACGCGAGACACGAATCCACTTCTCTTCCCCGCAATTCACGCAACGCATATGAAAATACTTATGGTGATCGCTCATGAACCTGTACTCAGGAGACGTAACTTCCCACTGCCGGAAGCGGTGCCCCACCATTTCCGGCTCCTCCCCGGTCAAGTTCTTGTTTACCGGCTTGACCGGATGGAGGATACGGCGTTCGCGGCCTTTCTTTCTTGTCTTGGTGCGTACGATAGAGATTTCACCGGGACGAAATACCCCGTTCTCGGTTGCGAACTCCCATTCGAACACCACCGATGGGTTGAATTCGTTGTAGCACCATTCGATAGCTGACGTCATGCCGTCGAACTCAAAATTGTCTATACCGTTCTCCTCTCGCCACGCCCAAATATTGAGGCGAATATCGTTGTAGGAACGGCTCGGCATGAGCGTCTCATTCGCTTTGCGATGGTAACGCAAATACGGCATATCCGGCGTGTGATCCAATGCTACGTCAAGGTTGCATGGGGCGATTGGCTTGCTAATGTCAGGACGCACGAAACGCCATTTCTTGTCCTCGGGAATCTCCAGATAGGTGAAGCACCATTCCAGGGCGGCATCCACGGAAGGGAAAAGGAACTCCCCGCTGGGTACGCTTGTTTGAAGCCGGTCCAGTCTGTTAGCGGCTAGCCTGTACAGTTTGTATGATGGTTGCATCATTCGTGTTTTCTCTCTTCCTTGTTGATTGAATAGCGGGGGGCAACAGTACTGTTGCCCCCCGCTATTCAAATCATGCGACCCTGCGTGTCAGAAAACTACCGACCATGAGGACGAAGTGTCCTTTTTGGCCTCGAAATCAATGGAAGAAATCTCTGCTCTCGGAGGCCAAAAGGCGGGCTTCGGGGCGCCGTCCTCACCGAGGATAGTGACACCGTTCTCGTCCTGCTCATATGCGGGGCGACCATAATCGTCAAGGCGAGGCCTGGGCTTACTCATCCTTGTCACCAATGTTGCGTGAGCGCCTTCCAGGTTCTCGCACACACGCTTCACGGTAGCGTCGATCTTCTGCGGTGAGAGAAGATCGGCCCGTTCCCTGGCGTCGGTCGGCCAGAGACCAGCGGCACTGAAATACTTCGGAATATTGAAGTGAATGTAAGTCTTTCCGTTCTTGTTGATAGTGAAAACGGTGCGGTCGGTGAGGGCCTTTCCGGCGTCCTCGTCGTCGCCATCGATCATCCAATCGGTGACAAGCATCGGCCTGCCGCTCTTGGAGGTGGTCATTTCAGCCTTAGTGATGAATGCCGAGTGCTTTCCCGGCTTGGGCGGCTCGAAATTGCCGCCGCCGGTAGCGACTTCCAGGGATGAAAGGTCGGTGCCGAAGTTGAAGCCAGTTGCCATAATTATTGCGCTCCTATGAAATGGTGGTAAAGAATTGCGGTGGTCAGTTCTCGCCGTCGGCGGGCTTGCTACGGAGCGCCTCACGAATTGCGTCGGCGGCGATAGCGAGAGTCTCGGCGGAGACGCCACGGTCGGCGGTAACAGTGATCTTAGCCATAATAGTTTTCTCTCTTCCTATGTTTGGTTAGTGGCTAGTGATGTAATTGTGAATCTTGGTCATGCTTGGATTCCCCATTGCTTGCGGGAACCCGCGCGTCTGTTGCTTTGTCACAATATTGGGTTTGCGAGTGTACAGTACTGGCACGGTGATTTCTTCTCCGTCCCCATTGTCCACGTTCGCCCATTCCATGTAGCCGACGAAGTTGAACAGGGCGGGGATGCGCTGCCCGGATTTCTGTCCCTCGAAAGACGGGGCGATGAAAGTTTCCCCAGTGACTTCATTGCTTTCGCGTGCGGAATGCGTGATAGCAATGAATGAAATGTCGGGGGGGTCCAGGAATACGCTGATCGCCTTCAACAGGGAGTCATACACGGCCCGCCATTTCGTCCACGTGTCATTCGACACGGCCTCATAGTGGGTCAGGATGAGCTCCTGACACTTGTCTAACGTGTCGAATACGACAGTCTTGTAGGGAAATTCCGCAAGATTGCGTGCAATATTGTCGCAGAGATTGGCGCAATCAACCCACTTGTCGCAATGCACGACAGTAATGTTTGCAGGGTTCCCCCAATCCCGTACCGGGAGTGTGCCGGATTCGAAATCAACGTACAGGACGGGCGACATGTCGTCCACCTGTGATGCCGTGGCTGCGAGCGATGTTTTGCCGACGCCGCTCACACCATGAATGAGCATGTTGAAATGATTGTTCTGTTCCAGGTTCACGACCGTCATTCCGAGACGGGCGAGAGTGTCCTCAAAAGTCATAGTATGTTTCACCTCCTAACCGTTGGTAGTGTAGTTTTTGAATGCTTCTGTGTGGCGCTCGTGCGAGCAGTACCAACATAGGGGGGACGATTGGAGACTGTCAACGCCACCATCATGTGACCTTGCTCTCTCCCAAATGCTCTGGAGTCTCTCCACGGCCGCGAGCGCAACGTCACGCCGCCACGGGAAAGAGAACTCACGAATACTGTCAGGCACCACCTCTACACTGCAGTCCCTTGGGAGAGCAACAATAGAACAGTGAGCTACGTCATGGCCGAGTTGCGTGAGACCGTACCCGTAGAGCATGATTTGAATGTAGTATTTACGGAATTGCGCTCCCGCTATCGTGTTAGCGAACTGGGGCAACTCACTGTCCCATTTGACACTCTTCCTGAACGCGGAAATCTTTTTCCGCGAGAGCAGCTTCCAGTCTAGGACCGTCGCCGCCGCAATATCGAAACGATCCACGCTCCCAGAAATACGCCCATAGTCTTCAAGATCACATACCTCTACTCTCTGCTCTACTAGAACATTCTGTTCGTTTTTTGTGCGCGATTCCGCGAAAGCATGAAACGCTGTGCCCAGGAAAGGTGCCAGCGGCGCGCCCGCATCGTTCCTGTCGCGGGGGATTCCGAGGAGTTTATCGGCAATGCAGCGTTCGCAATCGTTCCCTATCTCGCTCACGCCGATGCGTGTTTGTTTGTCACGTTTGGTTGGGGCGAAAACCTTACTGACTGCTGTTGCGGCGGCCGGGCTCAAATTCAAATTTCTCTCCTTCCCGAATTGCGGCGATAGCGGCGAGCCTGACGTCACGGTGGACTTCAATGTCTCCGCTCGCAATATCCTCGATGAAGAAGAGTCTCGCGTCGCCGGCCGGCATGATTTCATAGACCGTGTCGTCAAGCTCTTCGGCTCGCATTGCGGCTTGCTCGAGATTTGAGTAGACCCGGTAGTCGCCTTTCTGTGACGATTCCCATACTAGGTAGACGCCCATTAGTGTTTCTGCTCTCTCTTCCTAAATGTTGATTGGTGATGTGTTATTCGACGATGGTTGCTGTGAGGCCGGCCCGCTCGATCGCTGTGGAAATGACGGCCGCATAGCATTGGATCCGCCAGATGTTCTCTGATCGAATGCTGGGTACGTGCACTTGCATTGTCTTGACGCCGAATTTCGTGGGCCACTTCAAGATGATTGTGCGGCCGGCGATCTCGCCAATCGTGGTGCCCTGTGTGATGCGCATAATATTTTTCACCCCTCCTCTGTGGTGAGTTCGTAAATGTCAAGGCTGTTATTGGTGGCCATACTCCGCATGATGGTAATGTTGTCCGCCGTGACATGGATGACATTAATGTCCGAGTGTCCGTCGTTCACCGGGGTGACGATCAGGAAATTCCTGCCGACCAGTTCGCTGTCGTCGGATACGAGAATGTTCCGAATGGTGCCTGTCATGCGGCGTCGCACTAGGCGAATGGTTGAGCCGCGGAGTGTTTCTGTCTTCATGGAATCTACTGTAAGCGTGCGGTGGTGGCGTACGCAACCCATGTGGGCGTGGCGTCTATCACATCTCATATGAGGTCGCTCTCACGCAGACGCTCATACCCCGCCGCCAACCTAGGCTCCACGGCCGTCACGTCAACAGTATTCTCGCACTGCAAAAGAAAACGATTCACCCTCTTTGTTTGCCCCTTGCGATTCAAACGAGCAGATGCCTGCAAATTCAAAATCACACTATTATCCTCACTCAACCAAATCTCAGTATTGCAAACATTCTGCAGACCGTCAATCCCTTCGGCGGCAGCCGCAATGACGGCACACAGAACCCGCGGCCCATCGGGCTCCAAAAATCGCCGCCACTCATCCCGGTAGTCGCTAGACAGTTCAACACTCTGATAGCCGGCGTCGGCCAGTCGCTTCCGCAACGGCGCCATGAATTTACGTGAATGGCACCACAGAATAACTTTCTTGTCCGACGGCAGATCAGACAGAATGTCGAGGGTTGCGTCAATCTTCGAAGATCCCCGCTCCTCGAACTCGACACTATCGTCCACGATTTTCAACGGTCCGAGAGTGATCTGCCTGAGCCTCCCGTCTAGAACGGCGGCGGAAAGGGCCACGCTGGCCCCACCATCCATAATCGCCAAACGATGATCCACGAATTCTCGATACATCCTCCTCTGTTCATGCCGCATCCCACAGATAACACGCTGAACATTCACGGGAGGTAGATCGCCGAAAACCTCAGTGCCTCGCATCGCAGACCAATTGTCTCCCATAGAATCACGGAGAGTACCAGGATCCTTCTCGCCACCATAAATCCTGGCATACCGAGACGCCGCAAAAGGATTGAACTCAGAAACAAAAAACTCATCCGCAAACCGGTAAAAACTACGGTCGACACTATCCGGGTTCAGGAATTTGAGGACACCGTAAATGTTGACGGGTTTGTTGCCGGCAGGTGTACCCGATAGGCCAAGACGATACCTTGACTTCAACGCTTTCACGGCCTGGAAAGACTGAGTGCGGTGATTCGCGATACGGTGCACCTCATCCACGACCACCATATCGAACGATCTCTTCGAGAAAGAAACGGACGGCCACTTCTTCGCGTCTACCGCCTTTCCCAGGGAAACCAATAGCTCGAAGTTAATGACCCACCAACCATCCTCGCCGTTCAACATGTTCTCAATGTTGGCACGGCCGGCCTTAGTAGTGCGAGACAGTACTTTCGCTTCCCGACCGGTGATGATCTTGATACTGGCCTGCCATGACGGGATGACGCGCTTCGGGCACACAATGATGACTCGCCTGGCCGCACTGAGTTTCTGTGTGACCCAGATGGCGCCGTATGTTTTGCCGCAGCCGGGTTCCCATGCCAGCAATGCGCCTCCGCCGTTTCGAATCGCGGCGGTGGTGCGGTTGATTTCTCTTTCCTGCGCCCCAGTGGGCTGAATATTAATCATTGAAATTCGTCCAAAAGATCACTAGTAGGCAAATGGTGAGCGTGAACACTAGTAGTATCACTTGTTTTCCTCTTTCCGTACAACGAACCCCGCCCCACCTGGACGATGGGACGGGGTTCGTTCGGTCGGGTCAGTGGGCGATGGCGTGACGCTCCACCGCGGCCCAGTAGGCGTCCTCGTCAACGTCCACCACATAGTAGGGGGTACCAGTAGCGGAGAAGTACTGTCCGATCACATCATCGGCGATCGCAGCGACGTCGTAGTCGTCAATCTGGTCAAGCGTAGGGATAATGTCGAACATGATGACGTCGTCCCGAGTGCTGCGACGAGCGATGGTGTCCATAATCTTTTCTCTCTTCTCTCTGCGTCAGTGCCACCGTCTCTCGGTGACGACCCCAGTATAGGCAGACCGCGCACGCCCTCGTCAACCCACGGGAGCATGACCTGGCTCACATCTCCAGTTGGAGGAGAGACAACGCCTCACCCACGGCCGCACTCACGTCACCGCCACACTCCAGTACCCTCATACAATCGAAAGTCGTGTGCGCCCGACCGTCAGCGAGCGGATCATCCGCATGATGCGAGAAAACTAGACCACTGTCCAAAATCGTCACACCTGGGGCCGTGTCGCCACCACGCGCATACCGCCATCGTCGCCCCACCGACTCGTAAGGCCAACCAAACAAACCGACAAGATCATTAAACCCGTACTTTGAATTGAACTCCCCAATCACACCACCATAACCCCCATCGGGCACAGAAGACAAAGAAACATCACCATTGTCTTTTTCCTCGTACCCGATATTCTTCAACCACTTATCAACATTCAAACGAGCGCCGTCAATGAGCCAATGGCGCACTCGCAGCCCGAGGTGATGTGATGGCAGGAAGAAAGCTCTGGACGCCTCCGCACACGACCCGTCCCACTGGGCCACAGGCCCCAACACACTGAAACACGTCCGGGCGATCGCCTCACACTCCCCTACAGTCATGCTGCGAGTGCACGGCAAGACGACACGAAAACGCGGGGACGGGAAAGACGACGACGCCGTCTCCCACACAATACCGGCAAGATTCGCCGCACGCATACGATCCCCGACGAAATCTTCCCGCGACCCATGATCCGCGTCCAAAACGATAGCGGACCGGGACACAAAATTTCTCTTCTGCCTCCTGCCCCCCGCAAGAATGCCAGCGAAAAAAGCTGGAGCATCATTCTTCTCGCATTTCGAGGGCGCCTCACACAAGGCCGCAAAATCGTTAAGGTTCACGCTAGTGGCACGCCACCCTGCGATGGAGCGAACATTGGCCGCTACCATCACAGGGAAACGCACCCCGAAAACGTCACTCACTGTACGACGGTTCCGCTATCTGATCCCGCAGAATCGCCTCCACGAGATCATTATCCACAATAGCCCCTTCCGTCCGGAATTTTACGCCCCGACGAAGAATATACTGCCGATACTCCTCCACACTACGAGGCGACAAATTCTTCGCCTCCAAAACCTGATACAAACGCGTCTCAGTCGGCGGATTACTACTGAAATCATCCACCATACGCGTCAAATCCGGAACAAAAACATAATCAATCATCTTCAACGCGTCAGGCAACCAAAAATCAGCGGCCAGGCTGAACGCTTTCCGAACCGCGGACGACGACACGCTCATCTGCTGCTCAAAAAGAGATAGAATAGCGGCCACTCGCATAATATGATTCCCCATACGATCAATGACCGCCTGCACCGCCCTCCGGAAAGGCGACTCGCGTGCCGCCTCTCCGCCCCAGGCTCGCATCGTTTCAACCCACACATTCCGCGCAGACTCAGTCACAGTCATAGCCATTGGCGTGTTAACAGGCCAAAACTCAGTGGCACAAGTGACAGTACCACGGAATTCATGCTGCATCATCCCCAACATTGTCGAAATGTGCTCGGAAGCATGCTCAACAAAACCATCACCATCATACGCGTTCCGATCATTGTTGGTGACCCATCCGAAAGACGAAGGATCCGACTGACGGTCCTCCTCATCCAACGCAAAAAGAATGCGTGGCCCCCACCCCGTCTCGAACAAAGACTGAGACATGTTATCGACTACGTCGCCAAGAATTCCGGTACCGCAGAAAGCAAGAGAATGAGGAACCCTCTCACTATCCGCCCGCCTCACACCATCGTCCCCGACACGCACAGACTCGACAGTCCTGCCCGAGTAGACGTCTGTCAGGAATCCGATGAGCCCGCTACGATAACCCTCCCCCTGTGACGCGGAATACATGTTCTGCAGTTCGTCTACAAACATGATAGACGCCCCGCCAGGCCGCTGCGCCATCCGAAGATTCAAGCCCTCGGCCGTCACGTTCGACCCGAACAAAATATTCGCCATCAAAGATCGCTCGCACGGACTATTACCGATACTGTTCAGCAAATCTTTACGATCGGCCTCGAACTCGGTGATGCGATTATTGATATCATCCCGCTCTGTCCGGTACTCGTCAATATCGATACGAGCCCCTTTCCTTTCCAGGGATTCCAGGCGACGGTACAGCATGCGGAGTGCTGAATCATACTCCCGTACGGCCGCCAAAGGCTGTGACGAATCCCACCTGAACGCGCCCACGCAATCGTCGAAAAAACTACGCACCAAAGACTGAGCAGTAGTCTTCCTAGACAAAGTGGACGCCCCAAGGCAGTGTGAGTACAAAGTCAACGGCACCATGTTCTGCGCGCTCGCAGACAGGTGAGTCCTCGCAGACAACGGCGCAGACACCATCGTCAGAAAAGTCGTCCACAGGAAACGGGGAGGCGTCTCCGGCGACCTGGACTGCAAATAGTCAATAACCCTGTCAGCAAACCAATCGGAGTGCACTTCCCCCGCTGGAAACGCGAACCCGTAATCCGCAACCCTCTCAACACTCAATTGTCCTCCGCCTCCACCCTGGCAAGAAAACTACTGAAAACTTCAAGAATCTCGTCACCGTCGAAAGTGTAACCAACATCGAACATGGGGCCCCAGTAACGGTCAGTCTGCTCGAAAATCGTCGCCCTGTAGCCGCGCACAGTATCCGCCTCAAAAACAAACCTATGCCCAGGCGAGGCGACCACAATATGAACACTATTGTTCCAGGCGCTTACTTCGAGACCGAGCGAATTATTCCCGCCCTTGCTGGCGTAATTCTTGCACGCCTCGATGACATGCTTCAGGAATTCCCAATCGAATAGCTTGATCATTTGTCCTCCCACAGTTTTGTCTTGATTTCGTCGAGCAGCTCCTGAAGCTCCCATGCCTCTTCTCCCTTCACTGTTGCTATTGTTTCGCCCGTGCCAGTGTTTCGAACGGTTACCGAATACTCGCCACCCACAATGTTGAGAGTGCATCCGTACCGTTTCCCGGTGACGTCCAAATAGAGAACGGGCAGGCTACTATCTACCATGGCATCTTCGCCGACGTCCAACAAAATGGACTCGCAACGCGGATCATCGAGCATCTCCGCGATGAGCTCAGTCACGACCGGCCGCAGCCCATCGTCAATCACGACTCCCGCCCCTCCACCATGCCAGCCAGCTCCATAAAACGATTCATAGCATGGACAATGAGAACCCGGTCAGCGTCACGCCCGTCCAACTGGATATGATTAGCCAATTGAATAACACGAACCTGCCAATCACCATCCTTCATGACAGTGATTTTGAACACGGTCCTATCGACAGGATTCATAGCCCGTGCTTTGAAACGAACCACAGAAAGACTGCCGTTGTCACTGTAGCCACGCAAGTCAACAAACTTGCAGTGAGGCCACTTGATGAAATCGCCAACGCAACTAGCGAGGAAGGCGAACGTCGCCTTATCTACAGCAGAGTCATTCACTTGTCGGCCGCCTTGCTACGGTTCGCCGCAACGGTCAAAGCGCGGCGGACATACTCGCCAACACTATCCGCGGGAATCGCGACGCTCTTCCGCTTGACGCTCCTTGCCCGCACCGTGTCGCCGGCGACCACGATACGGCAGGTGCTGCCAATGGTGATGATGCCGCCGTCGTAAATCTTACGGGCAGGCGCATGCACATTGAACTCGTGGCGACGCCCGTCCTCATTCCACTCACGGACCGCCTGAGTGACAACCGTCTCAAAAACTGTAACCATAGTATTGCTTCTCTCTTCCCAATATTGTGATGGATGCTACTATTTACCGTTGAAAGGCGCGGAGGTTAAATGTCGAAGCCGACCACCTCCTCCGCAGACACGCCCGCTAGATCACACAGATCAGCCAGCCTGTCCCTGGCGTCAGACCGGGCGCACTCCCACGTCGGAGAACCCTTCTCACTACCCCGCATTTCTTCCAGGCAAAGAATGAAATCGTACGCCAGACGGCCGCCCTCCTCCTTTATCTCGTGTAGCTTAATGTGCTTGCGAATCCACCCAGCCCCAACGGCCGTATTCTCACCCTTGGTGGAAATCTTTTTCCACCACGCATCCACTGCCGTGTTTTTCGGACTGAAATACCAAGTCGTCGGCCTACCATCGTCGAAAACGTACGTTTCAACAATGCCAGTCTTGGTGTCCCAAATAACGACGGTGAAACCATCGCTATCGTGATAATAGGAGGTGGCAGGCGGCATATTCTCCCGAATGAATGCCATCTCAACATCCCGGTCAGTTACCCCTTCAATGTTGGGATCATCACATTCAAACCACAGCATTATTCTCTCCTCCTCTCTTTCCCTAGAATTGCGGTGGGTCAGACAATCACGCTATCAGGAATCTCCCTGATCCGATCACAGAACCAACACCACACCTCCTCCACAGCGTCCGACCGATCAGGAGAATCCAACACGCCAGGGGCGAACTCGACACCACTCCTACCCGCACCCACAGCAATCTGCCCAATAATCTCACCATTGAAGTAGGCGACATTCACAGAATCACCCGCCATCGCAAGAGTGATACCACAAGCGTCCGCCACCGAGACGAGACTCTCCATGACCGAGGCGCCCACAACAAGACGCTCGAACATTTCTTGCACCCCGTCCGCGATGCCCTCAGTACGGATCACGCCAACATGGGTCTCCCAGCGGAGAGTCTCAATATTGTCCACGGTCAACGCAGTCTCGCCGGAAACGAACGTCATCCCACCAATCGGCTTCGTGTAAATGTGGAACCGCGCCGAATGTGCGAGCGGTTTCGCCGGCCCCCACCGGGTAGCGTCCCCAACGGGGGTGCGGGAATGCTCAATAACAGGATCATGAGTGAGATCGTACACAAAGTGGTCCCAGATGATCCTCTTCGACTCGCCCTCCCCAACGAGCGGGTCAATGTCCAGCTCGGCGCCGCTCCGCCTCATAGCAACCATCATGGTGCCAATCTCCACCCCGCCAGACGACACCGCCAAAGCCGAAAACTCATCCTCGTCAACACGGAGACCATGCTCATCGGCCAAGACAAGAATGCGGTCATAAATCCTCGCCACACCCACCATGGAAGCCAGTCCCTCACTAACAGAAGGACGGCTGGCCGGAAAATCGGGGAAATAGGCGGGTATGAGGCGATCGGACAGAAGAATATCCTCCCGGTCCATTATCTGCATTGTGCCGTCCAACCAAATGCCCCGCGACCAATTCGTGACGTCAATGATGAAATGCGCCTCATAAAACATTGTGACCTCTCTTCTTCCTCGTGTTTGTGTTGCCGGAACTGCGGGGGGGGTTACCGTGCTCCGATCACGCCCCACAGGGTCCAAACGATACCCATAATGCCCAGCGTGCCGATCACGGCGAAGCATGATGCGGTCAGGTAGATGACGGCGGCCAGGATGATTTCGCTGCCCCGTCTCAAAGGACGGCGGGTCGCAACATTGGTGTTACGTGGTGCCGCGTGCCTCATGTTCATGGTCTCTCCTCTTTCTCCGTGATAGGTCTTGTTTGTGTTGTGGGCCGCTGTCTTGCTCCCGATGGCCTTAACTCTAGGACCTCGACACCCGCCTGTCCACACCACCAAGGTGAGACGTCCGCCACACTCCAGGGTGTTGGTCCACGACGTCGTCGCCCCATCACCCCCAGAACACCATGAAAGGCGGATGGGCGATGGGCGCATGTAGCCGTATCCGCCACCCCGTGCGATCACAAGGCGGCGGATACGATGCCAATCCGGGAGCGGACACCCCGGCCCACACGCACCAATCTAAGCCGAACAGCCTACTTAGATGACGTCAATGTTGTTTTCCTCCAACACGCCCCCAATCTCCTCAACATTATCCACATTCACGCCAGCAACGCTAATGCCACACTCGAGCTCGCCGTCACTGCGCTCAATAATTTCGACCTCAAGCGAGACACGATCCAAACCAAAGACGATTTGCCTGCCCAGTAGTGCGACGGGCCGCGTGTCCACGTATCCGATAGCACGGAGAATGTCGAGGGCGCGGATCATGGAGTTGGCGCCGCGTGTGACAGCGGCGAGCAGTGCCGTCATATATTCGGGCGTCTCTCTTTTGTCGGCGACGTTTACCGTGTAGTCCGTGCCATCCACGTGCTCGATCAGAATTGCGAGGTGTGTGCCGCGATCGTCTAACAGCTTCGCTTTTCTACGCAGATCCATGCGTCGGATGAGCATTCCCTCGTCTAGCGTGTTGCCCATTTGTGTCTGTCCTCTCTTTCTTGCGTACCGACCTTCAGTGGTGCGCCTACTATAGAAGAGCGGCGCGCGGTGCTGTCAACCCCCAACGTGTGTGAGCTGTCTCTCAGAGTAACTGAAGGGGGCTGGGTGACGGGGGGTGTGCACCGCGGGCTTGCACTGCCACCCCGTCTGTGTCACCCTATGGGCATGGATACATCAACCGCTCCGCACATCTCACCCGACCTCGAGCCCGAGACCCTGGCGGCTCTCATGCTCCGCTACGTCGAAATCCGCGAGGATGTCGCGTACCAATGCACGCGTGCACTGGTGAGCGCTCTCACCGCTGAACTGGAAGTCTCGGGCGCCCTCTGTCTGACACGCGACATTGTCACCGAGTCCACGAACGACATCAGGAACTTCGAGGGGGGGGAGGTGGCGAGCCGAATCGACGTCGCGCTGCGGCGGCTGATCGACCGTGTCGATGCCGAGCTGGCCGACTGAGCCGCCCACCCTCCCACACGATGTGACAGAGGACGCTGCCCGGGGTCTTGTGTCACCCAAACCCCCAGAGCATTCTCATACCAACAGAACAGCCCAACCGACCAAGAGAGAAGAGACATGAAGATGAGCACCACCATACACCGTACTGACGACCCCACCCTCGAGACCATCGAGTTCGGCGTCATCTACCGGGTCCACGCTCCTCGCACCGGCGACCCCTGGACCATCTACACGACGGGTGACGACTGCGGCGTCGACTCTATTGAGCCGCTGGACGTTCCCGATGGATGGGACGACGCCTACGAGTACACGATGGCCGACACGGGCATTTGGTCTCGCCTAGCCCGTCTCGCCATGGATGCCTACTTTGCCGACGCCATCCTCGAGGTCGCCCTCGTCCCCGTCGATGACGTGGAGGCGGACGCCGACTCGCGCGCTCTGCTGTACCGCCATTCCTGGCCCTACTGACCCGACCGGTCTGAGGACGACGAGGCCCCACTCTCGACGAGGGAGTGGGGCCTCAGTGCGTCTCAGGTGCTAGAAGGGCGGTGTGTGATAGGTGTGTGGGGCCGGTCACCGTGGCGCCTATCTTTCACAGTTTCTGTTAACCTCCCGTTCATCTTCTACGCATGTGGGTTGTTTGCTAGCAACATGCTTTCTAGGGTGAAAACACCCGTTTGTGTTACTACAATGTTGGTGCGTGTCGTCACACTTTCCGCCCTTGTAGCAAGGGTTTGTGTCAGGGGGTTCCTTGTGATTGCAACGTTTAGTCCCCGTTGCAGTTGCTTTACTGGCAGTATTTGTTGCGGTGACTTTGGTCCCGTATGCTACACTCGAGTAGACGAATCGTCGAAGACGATCGGCGGCGCAGCCGCTGAGGAGCCCTAGCGACGCAAGCGAGCGTCAGCGCCGCCGGGTGTTTTTGATGAGCTCGCCACTGTGTTGGGCCCAACCTATACTCTTAAAAGAGTACTAGAATTAGACAGTGTCTAATACGCGTAGACAGTGTCTATTTTTGTTAGACAGTGTCTAATTAGGGAACATGTGTTATAACGTAATTAAGGGTGAACAGTGTTCAAAGAAGAATGCTGTTGCCGTTAACGGTGAACAATGTGTGGTGGGGACAACAATACCGTCACGGTGGTATGCAACAAACATTGCACATGACGATTGCAGCAACACACACAATCAATAAGACAAACCCAGAACACACAAGGCGGGTGCTGTGTTACGTGCGTGCTCGCAAGGCTGCGCGCGCACTACACAGCACCCGCCATTCCAAAACAAAGAAAGGCAGGCAAGAAAAGAGGAGAGGAAAAAAGAAGAGAGAACAGGAAAGAGTAGTGTTAGACGGTGGAGGCGCTCGTCTCGCTGACGCTGCGACGCGCCACCACCTAACACCAACACAAAAGAGAAGAACAAAGAGGAGGAAGAGCGGTGAGCAGAACAAGCACCAGGGAACACCGGCAATTCAGAAAACAAGTACTCGCCCGAGCACAAGCCATGGGCATCACACACTGCCCAGCATGCGGAACCCGACTCCAATACAACAACAACGGACAACGCAAACCCAACAGCGCCGAAGCCGACCACATAATCCCAGCATCACTAGGCGGCACCAACCACCCAGACAACGGCAGAGTCCTCTGCGCCAAATGCAACAGCAGACGAGGCAACGGACGAGGAGGCAAAGGCAGAGCACGCCACTACCAGAAAAACGACGACGAACGAGACAGGCTACCTGTCGCTGTCATGCCAACCGAACACTCTGACACATGGTGAACCCCCACCGCCATTCCAACACGCGGAAAGACGGGGAGCGAAGAAAAGCGGGAGAAGAACAGAACAGAAGACAACAAGAGACACAATGGTGTTCGGGGATAACGTGCGTGCTCGCAAGGCTGCGCGCGCACTACCCCGAACACCAACACAAAGAGGAAGAGGAAGAGGAGAAAGAAGACAGAGAACTAAGACAACACACACCCATCACACCACCGCCATTCCAACCCCGCACACAAATCATCACCGCCACCTCGCAATGACGCAACCCTGACACAAACGCACGACGCTAAACCAACAATGCTGTGACAGCAAACACACTGAAGGGAATGATGAAAAGCAAAACAGGACCCCCCCGCCATTCATAACACGCACCGCCCTCCCCATCTCGCATCGCATCATGCCACCACACACAAAGCAGAAGAAAAGCGAGGACGATACGAAAGGAGCATGACAGGCGCGCCAGACCCAATCCGAACACGGGGACACCACAGCACACCCCCCCGCCATTCAACATGGCCGCCACGCGAACAACAAGGGGGACGCCAATACTAAACGAGGGGACGCCAGCACACAGACGGGAGGGTCAGCACTGCAGTACCCGCCCCTCACCCACCATGCCACCCACCATCCACAATGCCCCCACCCACCACCACGACGAGGGGGCGGCACACAGAGGATACCCCACCACACGAACAACACAGACACACACTCACCGCACACACACCACACACCCGGCAAGTAACAGTACACGACACGACCGCAGTACCGATGAGTACTGCACAGGGATGGACAGGACATGGGCCGGGCTGCACGCACCGACCAGACAGCAGTAGCACACACCACCGCCATTCCACCTACCACACACCAAGAAGGATGGACACCATCCACTCATCCACTCTCACACTGTTCACGTTCGCACACCAACGAACGATCATGATCAACGATGATCAACAATCAATGTTCAATCAACAATCAATGAACAATGAACGATGAACATGATGATGATCAATCATGATCAACGATCAACATGATCAACATGATGATGAACACACGATGATGATGTGATGCATGACATGCATACCAATACCATGCACCACGCATGGTGCCAACACATGCTACAAGGCAAGCACAAACGCACAAACGCACAAACGCACAAAAAAGCATAAAAACAAAAGAAATGTTACAAAAACATGCAAAAACATTCAAAGCATGAAACAACAATGGCGTTCAAAAAAACCATGGCAACAAAACGAGACGAACGCAAAGGGGGCCCCAAGGAGTAAGGGATCCCTTAAAGTAGGACCCACATCACACAAACAAGGCGGAGACCAGACGAAACGAGACACACGCCACACAATTCATGTGACGGGGGCCACTCCCCCTCCCCCATCCGGCCGCGAACA